TGGTGATGCTTTAGTAACAGCTGCTCCAAGTGTAGGTGCTGTAAGTGCTCTCTCTAACCAAACTTCTACTGCTTCTGGTTCTGCTGGTACTCTTGCTGGTACGATTACGTCGGCAGGAGCAATGACTCTGACAGCGGGTGGAGCTGGTACAAGTGCTACCGGACAATTTGTTACGGAGATTACTGTTAAGTAATAATGGAGCGTGATAATGAAGAGGAGTATCATCGGTGCCCTAAGTGTGGGTTTGTTTTATGCACTTGTCCCGTCGATTTCACGGGCAGTTCCTGTAGTACCAAATTTTACACAGGGCTCGATGACTTCTCATACAGAGACAACAAGCACGGTTACGGAGACTATAAATTCGATCGACTATAACACAGGGTATCAATATTCAGTAACAGGGAGTGGTATTTCAGCATCAGGAAACCTTTCACCAGGCACAGGTGCTAACAATGTAACTATAGAAGGTGTGACTTCATCATGGACAGGAATTACAAGCAGACCAACATTCACACAAACAACACCAGGAGCAGCGTTTCAGTTCACAGAAACGTATCAAGGTCCTGGTTTAAGCAATCAAACGATTATTCAAAGAACCACCGAAATTCAATCGGTGACCGACACTACAAGTATCTTTACGCAGTAATCGCATTACTCTTCGCTGTACCCGCAAATGCTGAAGTTGGTGGTGTAAGTGCGACTGCTGCGCCTGTGGCTAATAGTTCAGGCTCAGTGACTAATCAAGCAATCCAAGTCCTACAAGGTCCTTACATTACAAACACCTATGGTGGTGGAATCCAATGTCAAGGACCAACACTAAATGTCACTCCATTTATAACAGGTGCTGCTTCTATGCAGAAACCTTATGAACCATATTATATGGATCCTGTATATGATATGAGAGACTTGAATGATGATGGGTCTTTGGATAATCCTGGTAACATTCTTTACCATGTACCCACCAGAACTGGACAAAAAGATAACTACAACCTCTCAATAGGCGTCAGTGCCACCTGGAGTAAACCTCTGGACAGTAAGTTACAAGAACAGTGTAAGGAAGCAGCAGCAACTCAAATCGCCTTACAGCAGCAACTGACCGCCAATAAGAGGTTAGATTTTGAGATAGCCAGACTCAAGAATTGTGGTGAGTTGAAGAAGCAAGGAATTTATTTCCACCCCAAGTCTCCATATTATAAAGTGTGTGCGGATGTGGTTGTTACTAACCCTGGTGGTGTCATTCCCCCACATAAACATTCTATCCCTTCGGTTTCAGTGCCGAACGCAAAGCCTTTATCGCCTGATTCCTCTCCCGCTGCTCCGCTCGGCGCTCCGCTACAGATAAGAACACCTCTTCCTTCCCCCTGATCTTAGAAATCTTTTTCATAATTTTTTTGACTGTTGGTTTCACTGCTTTTAGCAAAATATCTGCTAATGGTTTTGCGGCAAGTGCTGAACCTGTGGCAACAACAGCAATACCACCAGTCGTCATTACTGCACCAGGACTAGGAAGTCCAGCAATGATCTGGGTAGGTAAAGGAACTTTCTCGGTAAGTTGGATACATTCGTTACCTATAAGTTTATATCCAGTTACTTTTTTTCTATATCCTTCAATGAATGTTCCAACAGGTTCTTTTGCATCCTGTGATGGTGTTGGGCACAAAACATCAGCAGTTTGTGTTTCTTTATTTGGTATCTGTGGTGCTTTAGGTATCTCTGGTGTTTCTGGTGCTTTATATTCTGGTCTTTTTACTGTTGGAGTTGGTATATTATCTTCACTAAAATCCATCGGATTAAATGATGGTATTGTTCCATCACAGTATGTCATGACACCATCAGGATCATCCTGAGCCAGTGTTTTACTTTTACCAGCATCAGGATGTGATTCCACACAACCGGGAAGGTTGACAATAGGTGTCCCAATATTTTGAGTGACTGGGACAACAGGTGGGATTGCTTCTGGATATCTCATCAACCAATCAGGAATAGATGGTATATCTAAATTTCTGATTTGGATTTCTCTAATTTCAGGCATCAATCATCAGTAAAGAATTTCAATATTGATGAATAGAGATGGTAGAAAAAGACATATAAAAAAAATGTTTTCTCAGCATCTCTGTTTTTTCTTCTGGTTGTAGTCATAATAAAATCTTAACATCTATACTATGTATAGTTTTATAACCCAGGAATAGCAGGTTTTGTGTTGAGAATACCACCAGTGGCACTAGGCATCTTAGGCATAGCACCCTGAATCATACCAGGAAGTGCTCCTGCTACGGTTTCTGTAACTTGTTTAATCGCTTGCTCCTTGGCACTTTCAATAATCGCATCCTTGTTAAGATAAAGATAGGCACCACCAGCAACAACGCTGAGTGATACTAAACCAGATAAAAGTGCTACTGCATTTACTAATTTTTGCATTGAATTACTCCACTAATGTACCATGTGCTCTGCGGATCTCTCTGAGTTCCTCAAAGTTCTTTTGCTTGGTTCCGCCGTCGTATGCCCAGGCATACCCTTCGGTAATCATTGCTTCGTTGAGAGAGACTTCTGCGTCTCCGATGTAGAGCCATCCCAGGAGTCTACCGTATTTACCAACACCCCCAACAAGCTCAGTCCTAATAACGAGGTCATCATCACCAGAGATAGCACCGTCGAGTTTCTCTTTGAGCCAGTTGGTTGCATCATAACCAAGTGCTTTTTCTTCCTCGTCGCGTGTTCGCTTCTCAGGCGTATCGACTCCTGCCACTCTGACCCTTTCTTTCTTATAAAGATCGAAACCCAGGTCAATAGTGACATCGATAGTGTCGCCGTCTACAACTCTATTTATTTCTACAACTCGGAAGTTATAACAACTCTTCCGACTTGGTGGTGTCATTGCTCCCATTACTTCTTACCTCCGTTTTTAGCTCTTTTCGCTGTCGCATTCCCCGAGAACTGTTTGGACTGTTTGCCCTTCTTCTTTGCTTTGAGTCGTTTGGACATCCTCTTCCATCTCCTGAAATGCGAGGCGTAAGATATATATGACACAATATGCCGTAAATGCGAGTCCGCAACATAAAAGTATGATGACTGACCAAACAGGATCGTTTATATCTTTCATTGCCACTTCCTATAATTGATAGAAGTATCATTCCAATCTCCATCATCAAACCAAGGATCTCTGATACGAATATCGTCAAGTCCTTCTACTTCTGATGGTCTAGTCTCAACTGTTGGTTTTTGTTTATCTTCCTCTTCCCAAGTTTTTATAATTTCATTGACTTGCTTATCAACATCAGTCATTTCCATATCAACTTTACCTTGAACCCACATAGTCCAAAGCCATTCAATAAAACCTAGAGCAAGATGATTGATGGGAAACTTTTGTTCGTTTGCCCATCTCTTACCTTTGGTATACCAATTATCATGTCCACCCCAATAATACTTAAATTTGTGCTCCATCAGTCACAATCCTTCATCGAAGTGGCAAGTTCTCCACCAATCTCAGCACCTTTTTCTTGACCAAACATTGCTACCCATCCAGCAGCAACCCAACCAATATAAGGAATACTAGTAAACCACGGAGCAGCAGCGGCACCTACACTAGCACCGACCATCCTTCCCGTCGATTCTCCACCACCTTCCGCCTTTATACACTCTAGTTGTTGAGCAGTCAACTTTCCCTCAGCACCTCCTTGGAGATGAGTTGCTCCATCCATAGTGTACTGTTCTTGTTGAATGATTTGAGTGTTTCCACCGATACCAAAGAAACCATTCTTTTTCACAACAACCTTATCTTTACCCATCACAGTAGGAGCATTAGAACGATACTGAATACGATATCCTTCTTTAGATGCTTCTACCTGATATGCAGTATAATCTCCAACTGGAAGATTAATAACTGGAAGTTTATCCCTACTTATCAAGTGTCCAAGAATACCCAAATGAGCCACCCCAAATAGTGCTCCCAAAGAAAGGGCAGTCCACCTAAAAGAAACCTTAGGAATACTAGGCATTTTAGGTGGTTGAGGTGACTTTAAATTGAGTTTCATTTTACCAATTTTGCAATTTCTTATCTAAATCTTTCAATTCAGAATAATATTCACAAGGATATTCAATTGCGATTGGTTTATCAATCATCATTAAATCGGTTCGGCACATACCCTTACCGATTTCCATGTGACCAACAATAAACATAGTTAAGAGTAGCATTTTACTATACCGTAGGCATTACAGGTGGTTCACCGTCCTTCTTAGGAGCAGTTGCAATTTGAATTGGTGCTTGCTCAATACGAATAGTTTGAGCAGGTGCGGTTTGTGCGGCAGCAGCAATGAGTTTTTCTAAATCTGCTTTAGAAACACCACCAGCAGCACCCATCTTCATTGTACCATCACCAGATTTCTTAGCAGTCTGGACTCCAAATGTAGCAAGAACTCCAGTGAAGACCGATGCAATGAAAGTGGGATCAAGTTTTTGCTCTGGAATACCAAAAGCAGCAGGGAGTTTTATATAAGCAAGAGTCAGAATACCACCAGACCAAACAAGAATACCAAGTCTGACCATAGTGCTAATTGCTTCTAACTGACTTTCATGGTCAGTAGCAGCTTCTTTTACTTTACCAAAAAATCCTTTTTTCTTTTCCTGTTCTTTTGATTCTTTTACTTCTTCCGACATTTAACGAGAGCAAGGCTCTTGTATTTAGTTAATAAAACCCTCTTCACGCAACCACTTTTCAGTCAATGGTGTTGGTTTGTAATCAGTCCACATAGTTCCTGCAGCACAAGACTTGAGTGCCTTAGCAGTCATACCTTCGGTCTTACCTGCCCACTTTGCTTCTGCTTCCCATGGAACCGCAGATGGTGGATAACTTTCTTCCACAATCTCACGCCAGAGTTTGGGCACATCTTCTTCTGGTTTGATAATAGCAATCATAGAGTTCTTGATGGAACCCGCCATACAGTCTTGTGCAGCGTGCCATCCTTCATGACGCATAACAGTCATCAGAACGTGTGGACGATGCATAAACCTTTCATTCAAATAAAAATTGTTGGACACCGTATGATAAACACCACGATGCCCAACAGGGAAATATTTTTCTGCTCCTAGAAAAACCATAACTCCGATCTTATCAAGGGATACCAGCATCGAGTCAAACTCGTCAGCAATAGCATCAAAATCAGAATCAGGATACTCTTTACGAATATCGTTAATACTTTGGATTCTTCGGACATCTTTGGTGCATTCTCGTGTAATCATGCAACCCATAGAATCCATAGTATAGAATCCTTTTTTGAGTTTTTGTTCCTCGGCATTAACGGGAACACTCATTCCATGTGCTAGTCCAAAAAGTAAACCAGCAATAATAGCATTTCTCATGATATGTAATATGCTTTGTAGTATTTAACCAGTCCAGCAGTGGTTACATTTCCTTTGGCAATCCATTCATCAACACACTTATACATTGTGGCATTCATATTATTTTTACCAAAGGTTTTAAAAAGGATTGC